ATCAGAAGTTTTCTTAAAGTTAAGGTTACTGTAGTCCTGACCTTTAATGTTAACTCCTTTCATCCCGAAGGCTGATTGGTTTACAAAGTGAAGGTTTCCTGAACGTACTTGCTCATCTTTAACAACCGGTGTTCCTCGGTAAGTTATTGCTCTGAACCCTTGTGTTCCGAAAGCGTTATTCTTTGAATCCATAAGCATTCCGTACTGATCGTAGTTTGGAGCTGCAAATGTCTGGAATGAAGACCGAAGTGTTGGGGTAAGTAGAGATTCGTAAGTAGACCATACTGCCTTAGTTGTAAGAATGATTGAAGGTTCATCCATTCCTACACTTACTGCATCAAATCCAGTTGCAAGTTTTGCCAGAGTCAATGCTCCTGCTCCTGCAAGGTAATATCCATCGATTGATGGGTATGTTGAACGTGATAGTGATCCGTATGTAGCGTAAAGCGTGCTGTCTGAAGCTGCGTTAGCTAGTGAATCCCATGAGTTACCTACACCGTTTCCTGCGTATAGGTTCTCTGACATTACGTTAAGTAATGACTTTGCTTGTGTATCAAACTCAGTATCCATAAGTGAAACGATTTGTTCGTCACCACTGTTAAGGGTTGCTTCGATATCAGCAACTACTACTGGCTTGTAAGCCATCTTAACTTCGAAGTCCATTGAAACACGAGTGTTTTGTCGGTCTGAGTCAAGTTGGTTAGCGATTCCTGTGTTTCCACCGTTTGTCGTGTCTTGGTATTGGATAACAGGTGCGTATGAAGTACCGGTACTCCAATCTTTTGCTGTACGCATAAAGGTCATAAGACCTGGTGTTCCTAAAGTTACTGTATCGTAAACTTTTCCTGGAATCATTTTTCGTGTAACTGTTGTTACTGCTTCTGAAAATTGCATATATTATTTATAGGCTGTTGAGGTAATCAACGGCGCTCATGTTCCTAATACCTGGATTGTACTCGTTACCTTCAACTGAGTTTCCTGAGTCGGGAACTCCACTAACAGGATCAGCATTTCTCTTTTGCAAGTTCTTTACTGTATCTTCTTTAGTCTTGTTGATGGCCTGGTGCATATCTTTCATATTACTATGCGCGCTTGGAAGGTCTTTAAATCCGTATTTAATAGCGTGTCCAAATAGTTCTGAATCGTTAAGTGACGGGTCTAGTTTTTTTAATTCTTCTAATTGCCTAGAGACATCGTCTTGAATTTCTTGATGTTTCTGTAATTCATCTTGAGCTTCTTTCTGTTGTCGCTGTTTGAAGTTTTCGTATAGATCGTCATACGTTTCGGGAACCCAATCTTCCTCTGATTTTTCTTCGTAAGCCTTATTATTGTTGTTAATGTTTCCCTTCTCATAATTTGAGAGTTTTTGGGATTTTCGAGTGTAGTCTGAGTTGAGTCTTAAATACTCATCTTTTACTTGCTCTGGTGTAAGTTCTCTACCGTCTGGTAGTTTAACTAATCCGTTATCTTCAGTTTTTGCTTCTAGTGCTTCTTCTGATTGTTTAGCTTCTTCCTCATTGGTTGGTTCCAGTGTTTCAACTTGAGGTTTTTCTGCTTCTTCCGCCGGTAACTCGGCTGCTTGAGGTTCTTCTACCTTTTCTGTATCTGCATCTACTACTTCTGATTCGTATACTGACATAAATATTTTTAAGACTGATTATTTATAGCTTGGTCTTAAGACTGTTATAAATTAACTTGGTCAAATTATTTTATTAAATAGATTTAACGACATTTCGGTCAAACTCTTTACCCTGTGTTTTGGGTAACGTCTACTTCCTCGTTTGCGACTGGTCTTTTGAACTCAATCTCTTTCTGCTTATCCTTTCTATCCGCTAGTCTATCAGCGAGGATAAGTTGTGGATTAGCTTGGATATCAATTTGAGCTAATAGCTGAACTTGAGCATCCGCAGGCATATCCTTATAATTTACCGTTACATTTGGCGGTTTCTCTTCTTTTTGAGGAGGAGCAAGTTTTTGTATTTCTTCTGGGGAAATACCTACTGCTTCATTAGGGTTGATCTTAAACAGTTGAGCGTTACGAGCCATGTCACGAGCGTTTGAATACCCTGCTTCTTCCATATAGTCGATTGGTGAGATAAGTCCTGCATCAACGTCTCTCTGTGCGCGTTCAAGTTTAAACTCTGTATCTACTGGCAATGTCTTACCTGGAATTACTTGAATTTCACTTCCTGTTTCAAAGTCATCTTGAATAAGGTCAATAATCTTCGTTGCTCCTTCTTCTCCCATCCACTTTGCGTAGTGACGTTCAGTGTATCGAGTCTTAGCAAGTTGATAGAACCATGAGAAGGTTTCAGAGTAAACATAATCTACTACCTGTACCATTTCGTTCAGTCTTAGAAATGATTGTTGTATAAGTGCTAGTCGTCCGGCCTTAGTTTCTTGTCCTTCACGTTCACCTCTGAATGCTGAAGATGCTGCCATGATGTTATCGATCTCGTTTCGAGAGTCTTGCATATCTTCAACAATGAAGTTGGGAAGTGCTACTCCAGTCTCTCGCTTTACTCCGGCAACGACTCCGTCACCATAGATAATTCCTTTCGCTTGATATGCTAGTGACTGAGCTTCTGATTTTGTCATAACACTAGATTCTACTTTGGTAACTCCATTCATTAGCTCTGCGTTCTGTCCAATGTCTTGCTTTCTCCTGTCAATAGATTCTTGTAAGGGAATAGATAGGGTTATGAAATCTGTTCTTCCGATAGGTTGATTTTCGTTATTAAGAATAGTAGCGAATACATAAGGTTTACGAGGTTGGTCAAAGTAATTGAAGTAATAAGACTTAAAGCTAATTGGCTCTGAGTGTCCTTCGTTTGGTTCAATAGATTCTTCACCTTCTAATTCACCGCTTTCTTTCTTAATTCCTTCTGGCTTTTCTCCTGATCCGTAGTCTTCCTTTTCAGACTCTCTTTCAGTAGCTTCTTTCTGTTGTCCGATTCTTGTTTCTTGTTCAAGTTTAATAGTTGTCATCAACTGCCGTCTTGCATCCTTTGACATTCCTTCTTCTTGGTTTTCAAGTTGTTCTTCTTCTTCTTCAGTTACAAGAAGTCCGTCCCAGTCCCAGTAAGGGTTTCTTATTCTTGAGAGAATAATAGTTCCGTACTTACAGATAAGGTAATCACCGATCCATGCTTCTTCGTATTCTACTTCTGGGTTTTCAATAAACGCATCGTTGATAGTTTCTTCAGTAAATCCTGACTTTTCAAGAATGTCTGTTTTCTTTTCTGGGAAACGAGTAAGTAGGTTACATAGGTTATCTGTTACCTTTTCGATAGCAAACTCACTTTCTTCTTCCTTTGTAGAGTTCTTAGCGAAGCGTACCTTCCTTGGATCAATAGCTTTTACGTCAAAGTCGTCTATTTTAGGGTTCCAAAACGGCTTTAATACCATTAAACGTCCAAAGTAGAGGTTTCTAAGTCCCATACGCATATCTTCCTTAACGTTACGTTCGTTATACTTCTTTAGGAAGAAACGTTCTTGTGTCCGAGCTAGTTCTTCACTTTCTTCGGTAGTTCTTCCTGCGATAAAGTTTAATCCAGGAGGATTAGCGATTACTGAGTTAATAACTGACTCCATGTTAGACGTTATACGGTTTGATAACGTTTTCTGTACCATTGCAGGAACTTTCTTAACCCAGTCTGGCTCGTTATCGTAAAAGCTAGTGTTTGTCTTATAAGTTTTGTCAATGATAGACCACAAAGTTTCGGAAGATTTGTACCTGTTATCCACAAGTTTTACTAATTCTTTCTCTTTTAGGTCTTTAATGTTTGGTTTCATATAAAAAAAAGCAAACAAGGACATGATCCTTGCTCGCCGTGGTTCGGTTAAAGCTGCTTATAATACTATTATACTTCATATACATAGAAGTAGTCAAATGTCTATACCTGTATAACTACTTCCGCCATACAATTTCTTCCTTTACAACGTTCTTCATCTCCCCTGAAGCAAAGTTCATTATTGTTTTACCGAATCCAACATCAAATGCGCGGTTATCTATAAGGGTTACAAAGTTTTCGTAATTTGTTTGGAAATACTCCCACCTTTCTACATCTTTTTCAGACATCAAAATAGTTATTTCTTTATTCATCGGTGTATTTTAGTTTATCAAAGTAATTATCCCATTCTCCTACCTTGTTGTTGTTAATAATGTTGTATGGCTTTGGTGCATCAGACATAAACACTCCGTTACTCTGACTTTTAATAGCAAGCCTGTAGTAAAGAGTTGCAAAACAATAGTGATCCACTCCAGTCGTTGACTCCCATACATATCTTTCAATTCCCTTAGCGTTTGTTTCTTTGACTCGCCTTAATGTTTCAAAGTGCTTAATGTATTCTACCAAGTCTTTGTTTGACGGTACACCAATCAAGAACTTAGCTTGGACCATGTCATCAATAAGCATATCGATGCTCCTATCCCTGTGCGAATAGATAATACCTTTCTTATCATTCTCTCCGTACCAATAGACAAGCTGTGGGTTGTTTGCATTCTCCATTGGGTACCACATCAGAGCGTTCCGGTATTTCTTAACAAAGTATTTACTCATTGTACTATCTGGTAACGCATCAATGACTAGCTTAGGATTATAATGCTTCATCATATCTTCTAGGACACTCCATTCGGTAAACTTCCCGGCTTTTATGATTCCCTTTTCACTACCGAGAACATAGTTCTTCACGTTCCCTACATCTACCCCTAGATAGTAATTTCCTGTGACTAAATCTTGAGGAGTCCAAATATCAAGGATGGTAGTCCTTGAAACAGTTAAGTCACCAGGGTTATACGGTTGCCCTAATACGAAGTTATGGAAATACTCTTGGTCGCCATAACTATCTTCTATGATTTCCTTAGCGGTTATCTTCGTAGCCATCAAGTGAGATAAGTGCCACCCTGATACATCATAGCGAGGGTTTACCTTTCCAGTCCAAACAATACCGTCTTGGTCTATCCATCTACCGTTGCGCCTTACATCGTCATCAATAGGCTCTTTACAGTTCTTGCATATGAATACCTTTTCTTCTAAGTCAAATGAATCCGGGA